AGCCTATTGTAGAGGTAGAAGAAGAAAAGACTGAGCCTGTTACTGAGCCTATTGTAGAGGTAGAAGAAGAAAAGACTGAGTCTGTTACTGAGCCTATTGTTGAGGTAGAAGAGGAGAAGACTGAGCCTGTTACTGAGCCTATTGTAGAGGTAGAAGAAGAAAAGACTGAGCCTGTTACTGAGCCTATTGTAGAGGTAGAAGAAGAAAAGACTGAGCCTGTTACTGAGCCTATTGTTGAGGTAGAAGAGCAAAAGGTTGAACCTGTAAAGGTAGAAGAGGTAAAGGTGGATGAAACACCCGTTGTAGAAGAACCCAAAGGTGTATTTAATAAATTAACATCATCATTATTTTCCATCTGTAACTGGTTTGTCAAAAAATAGTGGAACTATTGAATAAATATCAATTATATCTCCTTATTTTCTCTCTTGGTTTACCTACCAAGAGAGAAAAAGTATACCAATCATCCAATCTATACAGACTTTATCTTGTCTCGTATCATCATTAAATCTTCTGCTAATTCTGGATCCTTACCCTTTTTATAATGCATTAATTTTGCATTTTTAGTTTCTAATAATGTATGTTTTAAAGCCTCATTCTGAGAGAATTTTGCATATTGTGCATTATACATTGCCTGTTGATCACGTTTTCCTATAAAATCAGGATCCATGACTACTTCCAATGGTCTAATTAATTCTCCCTTATATTTTCCATTTTTAGAGGCTGCATCCTTTGCCATTTCAACATTTTTTGAAAGAGGAGTACCTGATTCAACAGAAAAAGATAAATAAAATTCTGGGTTATTTTGTTTAAATTTAGAAGCCTGATAATAATGTTCCGCGCTCGCCCATCTATGACCATCTAACAAAAATGGATGTTCAGTATCTAACCAAGATATATCCAACTTTTTACGCCAATCTGGCGTGCTATGCAATTCCGCAAAGTCTTTTACTAATTCGCGCGGCTCTATTTTCTCTCCTGATCCTTTTCCTGGTAGTGGTTTTGAAGAAGAATTATTGTAAAATACAAACTCAATATTGTCATCATATAATCCTTTAATCTTTGATTCAGATAATTCTTCAAAATGTGGTGTTGGAATATTGTTGCCAGTGAGTTGTTGTTTAAATTTTATGAAATCGGGTATCAATGAAAATAACCCCGAATTACGTTCCATACATTTATCAACAACCAATTTTCTAATATCATAAGGTATCTCTTTAAAATTAAATATTTGTTTTTTCCTATAACTAATTAATTTATAATGATATCCCACAAAATCAACCATTATATAATAATCTGGTATAAATTCGCCGCGAGATTGTAATATGATATCATTTAATTGTCCACATTGCAATACATTGGCTTCATCTTTATCTTTATATGCCTCACTAGAAAGAATAATAAATTTAATGTTCAAGATCCTTTCCAATGTCGATAATGCCCATGTATCCGCCCAAAATTCACATGTTTTAATTTTTGTCTTGAATTTTTCCAAAGTATCAATATTTTTCATAAACTTAAATTCATCCGCATTTAATTTTGACACCTTTTTCTCTGCAATAAGCCTATCTCTCAGTTTTTTAATTTCTACACCGGCTTGTGCTAACTTTTTCTTTTCATTTCTATCAAATGTTTCATTGTGTAGTTTTTTAAAATTATCATATTGAATCTCCAGTTCCTTTATTTTTGCTGTATCTGAAGTAATTGATGCCAATGCCATATCATATAGTTCTTTATAACCAATAAACACATTTTCAGTTGCCTCGGTAGATAATTTACTTCTTAATTTCGGAATAGTTGTTTGCTGTGCAATTTGTGCAAAAGCATCTCTGATAGTCGCAAATAAACAATCGCCGCCGCCTTCATTATCAATGATATCATACTTATTATTTTTCATGAATTTTTCGATCCAGGATTTCGTTTTTTGAGCATCGTATTTATTTTTTAAGCGTATAGCATCACTCTTTTTTTCTTCCGATAAATCTACTGGAATAGGAATACCTTTTATAGCAATAAATGCATCCTTTCTAATAGCAGGTATTACTATTTCTACATCCTTTTTAAATTTGGATCCTTCTTCGTCTTCCTCCTCCTCGCCAGCTTGCGCTTCCTCATCATCACCAGCTTGCGCATCCTCTCCCTTTTCTTCATCTCCTTTTTCTTCCTTTTCTTTTTCTTTCTCTTTTTGTTCAGCAATATCATCTGATTCAGGTACCAATCTTAAGTTTTCCAACATCTTCCTTGTAACAAAAACGTAAATCAATGGTTCATCCAATGGTTCATTTAATTTTTCGATTTCTAATTTACCTTCTTCATCTGTGTAATGTTTTAAATCACTTGATAATATTTCATATACTCCAATTTGTACAACCTTATTATTTGATTTCACTAAATAAATAGGAAAATATATAATATTTTTATCCGCAAAACTCTTATTTGCACTACCAACAGCAATTATAATGTCTACATGCTTTACTTCAATCTCATATAAATCATACTCCCTATTTTTTGAATTATCTGCAGCAGCAACGCTTTTAATTTCGGGATAACTTATGCTACTATCTAATTTTGATAACACCATATTATATTATACATGTAATAAAAATTCTATACTCCTTCGCTAAAGCTACGGAGTATAATCGGAAAACGTCAATTCACTTCGTTTGTCTACGTTTTCCTCCAATATAATTTATTTGCAAATTATATTATACTCATCTTGTAATTTTAACTCCAAATTATGAATTTCTTCATAAATTTATCATGCTTTAACTCATTCATGAAGTACCACATTTCTTTTCTTTTTATAACTAATGCAATATTATCTGTATTATTCTCAAATAAAATGATTTGTTCTATTACATCTTGTTTTTTTAATTTATTTACCTTTACGTCTTTTGACAACCCATAATAATCACATATCAGCAAAAGTTGTTTCACATTAAAATTCAAATCGTAGTTTTTCATTTGTGTAAATATATCGTCGTTTTGGAAGGAAACGTAGGCTTGCTTGCAAGCCGATGTTTCCTGATTATAATCCGTAGACATAGTCGAAGAATTATGGAAAGATAATGTGCCTTGTATGTGTTGTTCTATATGATGATCATCTTTATCTTTATGAAAGTCCAATAAAAAAATATCTATATCATTGTCTAGATTTAATTTGTCAAAAGTGGTTTCTTCTACTTCATTATTTTCATTTAAAAAAAATAATATATTTTCAGAATCGTTATTCATTATATATTATTTTTGAATATTTATATTTAAGTCTTTGCACTTGATTACACATTTTCTTTATTTATTGTATTACAAAATAATCTTCATTATCAACTATTACGTAATGCATTAGTGTTTGTAAATAAGACTCAATCATATATATTTTTTCATTTTGCATTGACTTATACAGACCATAACTAGTATAACCATATGCATTTCCACCAAATTTTTTATAATAGGAAGCTGTTTTTAGTTTTAGCTCATTATAAATTTGATATCCATTACTTAGATCATTATTAGATATTCCTCCTTTATTATCTATGACGGAAGGTTTATTTGCGGCAATAAATGTCTCTAATTCCATCATTTGTTCTTCGGATAAATCCATTTTTGTACAAGGTATGTCTACTATTATTTGATCTATGTATGTTTCAATTTTTTTACATCTCAATCATATCCATAAACTTGAATATAGATTTGTTAGACAAACTCGCATATGATTTTACTTTACTATGAGCAAAGATGGTAATGGTCTCCATGAAATTTTTATCGTCTATTTTTTGTTCACACCCATTAAATAATTCCTTATTATAAAGAATCGCAATATTTTCACTCATTTCATCTACTTCATTCTTTTTATTGTCTTGTTTAATTAAGGTCGTCACTTGGTTCAACAAGTTAAATGTCAACTCAATTAATTTATCCTTTTTAATGATTTTATTCAACGTCAAATTGACTATAAATGAACTCAGCGCCTTTCTTTTTTCATTGTCCTTGTTAATCTTGCAAAATTTATCATAATTTTCATCCGCGCTACAATGCTCAATTTGAGTAAATAATTCCAAAAATGCATTTAGATTTGTCTCGAATATAACACTCATTATTTCAAATTTATCAATTAAATCGCTATATAAATCCGCATACAATTTAGAATAAAATCTATTATTTGATGCGATTTCAAAGATGGCGTTACCTATACGTGATACATCCAGTGGATTTACATTATGCTGCGTTACATTAGTTAACACTTCTACTATTTTAACACTTTGTTCATTGTAATTTTTATCGGACATTTTATTAAGACATGATCTTATTGCGTCAATTTGTGCATCAATACCAACCTTCTGAACTATTTCTGTCGCCTGAAAACTTCGAATACTTTCCCAATCATCATCATTCACCATTTCATTTGATCGATTCCCCCTCTTCTTCTTTTTAAAATTATTATCCACGTTTGAATCACTAGATGTAATATTATGATCCCTTTTACTAAAAATAGGCGTTCTTATATACGTTGGTGACCCTACTTGTAATGCTAAATCTGTAATCATACTCATGGTTTCATCTGGTAATTTTATCTCAAATCCCTCGAATGTAATATTTGTAAAATCTTGTAGACTATATCTCATTGTTTGCATTTGTAGATATATATTACTATGAAGGTTTCATTTATATCAATTTTTTTGTTATATAATTGTTCCTCCTCATCCTCCTCCTAAGCGACTGAGTATAGCTCAAAATTACTATATATATAAAAATAAACTTAAACATAACATGTATAATATGTATATAATGTCAGCTGAAAAAGATACTGAAATGCTAGGGGGGAATAATAATTTAAAAGACGATAAATTTGTAGAATCAACTATTGAAGAAATTGATTCTTGGGATGAGCTTGATCTTAAACCCGATATTTTAAGAGGTATTTATGCACATGGACTTGAAAAACCAAGTCCTATTCAAAGAAAAGCAGTAAAACCTATTATGGATGGAAAAGATATTATCGCCCAAGCACAATCTGGCACTGGTAAAACAGCAACTTTTACCATTGGCGCACTTACACATGTTGTTATTGAAAATAATGAAACACAAATCTTAGTGTTATCACCTACGCGTGAGTTAAGCAAACAAACACAAGATGTTATGTATGGTATTGGAGCTATGATGCCTGGACTTCGAGTACAACTTCTTGTGGGGGGGAATTCCATTGATGATGATGTACGAAATTTAAAGGATGCCACTCCACATATTATTACAGGCACACCTGGTCGCGTTTATGATATGATGCGTAGAAATAATATTGGAGCTAAAAATATTAAATTAATTATTTGTGATGAAGCAGACGAAATGTTGTCCAGTGGATTTAAAGAGCAAGTATATAACATCTTTCAATTCTTGCGACGCGATGTTCAAGTTGCTCTTTTCAGTGCAACTCTTCCAGAGCACATTAATGCTATCACTAGTAAATTTATGCGCAATCCTGTTACTATTCAAGTGAAGGCTGAACAACTGACTCTAGAAGGAATATCGCAATATTATGTTGCCGTGGAGGACGATAGACAAAAATATTTAACCTTGAAGGATTTATATGCGTTTATGTCTATGTCACAATGTATTATCTATTGCAATAGCGTAAAACGCGTTTCTGATTTATATGAGGCTATGATGGAAGACGGATTTCCAGTGTGTCGTATTCATAGTAATATGGAAAAATTTGACAGAGATAGCGCTTTTTCTGAATTTAAAACTGGAAAACATCGTGTATTAATTTCATCAAATGTAACTTCTCGTGGAATCGATATCCAACAAGTTAGTTGTGTGATTAATTTCGATATTCCAAAAGATGTGCATAATTATCTTCATCGAATTGGACGAAGTGGTCGGTGGGGTAGAAAGGGAGTTGGTATTAATTTGATCACTCGCAGGGATATTTCCAAACTCAAGGAAATCGAAACTTACTATGTTTGTCAAATTAATGAATTGCCTGGAAACTTTGATTCTTTGATGCGATAAGCTCCTTCACTAACGTTACGGAGCTTAATCCAGAAAACGTAGGCTAACGCCTACGTTTTCCTACAAAGTATTCGTATAATAAATTTTAAAAAATTCTATTTTGATATTACTATATGTCCAAAATAGAATTCATAAATGACCATTTTAAAATGCCTATTTCATATAATGAACAAAAAATGGAATTACATAAAAATATCGCGATTGATTTAGAACTAATCAAGACTATTGATCCTTCTTGTACACCATTATATCAATATGCGTTTCAACCTAAGACGTGTTTTGGACTGAAAGTAAATGAGCAAATATCGCAATACTACACGACCGACGCGTCATTTTTGAATGATACTCAATGTTTATTAAAAAATTATAAATCGATACCACATGAAGCGTTTAGACCAGACTTCAATAATATTATCGATATTTGGAATGAAATTAAAAATGATACAGGGTTTAAAGAAAAATATCACTACATTGATTGGACTATGTGGGAACATTTAAATAATTCCGAGACATTTCTTCAGCTAATGAGTGTATATAATTTAGCATCCCCCATTTTATCTTTATTTGTACCAATTATAATACTTATTATCCCGTTTTTTGTTATTAAACTTAAGGGGTTAACTATCACTATAAATGAATATATAGAGGTTCTTAAATTGGTAGCATCTAATCACGCAATCGGTAAACTATTTACAAAGTTTAGCAGTGTAGGAATGGATGAAAAATTATATTTGATAGTTTCCGCCTTATTTTATGTATTTTCTATTTATCAAAATATACTTACTTGTTTAAGGTTTCATCAAAATATGAAGAAAATTCATAACTATATATTTGATTTTAGAAACTATATCGATTATACTGAAAAATCCATGAATAATTTGTTATTGTATACGTCAACTTTAAAAACCCACGACCAGTTCAATAACGTTATAAAACATAATTTGTCTATATTGTCGGAATTTAAAAATAAATTAACTTGTATAGCTCCTTACACATTATCCATAAATAAAATAGGTGGATTAGGTCACGTATTAAAATGTTTTTACGAGATTTATTCGGACCAATGTTATAATGATGCATTTTTATATTCATTTGGATTTCATGGATATATTGATAATATAGAAGGGCTTATTGGAAATATAGATAACAAATACATCAATTATGCCACGTTTGTAAAGAATGAAAAGAATGGTAAGAATGGTAAGAATGAAAAGAATGGTAAGAATGAAAAGAATGGTAAAAATGGTAAATCCAGCAAACGAAAATGTCAATTCAATAAATCATATTATCCTGCTCTTATTTACGACAGCCCGGTAAAAAATACTTATAAATTAAAGAAAAACATGATAATCACGGGTCCCAATGCTTCTGGTAAAACTACCATTTTAAAATCGGCTTTAATAAATGTCATTATTTCTCAACAAATGGGTATAGGGTTTTACGAAAGCGCTACATTAATTCCGTTTAAATTTATTCATTGTTATTTAAATATTCCTGATACATCCGGAAGAGATTCTCTCTTTCAAGCAGAATGTAGAAGGTGTAAGGACATTTTAGATATTATTAAACATAATAACGAGGACACACATTTTTGTGTGTTTGATGAATTATATTCAGGTACTAATCCGGATGAAGCCGTCATGAGCGC